TATGGGCAGTTCTTCAGATGCCCACCATATGACATTTGGATTTTCATCCAAATACTTCATTACTCTTACCTCCCAAGAAGAACGATATATGATATGATTAGGATCACCGTTGTACTTCTTAGGATTGTTAGGTATAAACCTTCCTTTATATGACATAAATACTATCTAGTCAACTTTAAAGGCATATAATGTCTATTTTTAAACTAACGAATATCTCTTTTAATAAAAATTCCACACCACAAAGTAATGATGCACGTGGTAATTTAGTTGGTTCACCATATATTTCAAACACTTTTAGATACCCAGAAGATTTAGGATCTAGTGACAAAGGACATTATATGGTAATTCACGTTAACGAGCAGATTAAGACTAGTTACGCAGGACAAACTTCAAGTGATTCTCCCACTATATTCTCAAATCGAAGAAATCTCGAAAGTCAAATTGGAACAAGTTTTAACACTTTTGGTGCATTAAGTAAACTTATGCAAGATGCTAAAAATGTAGGTGGTGTTTTACAAAATGTTATTGAAAAAGCAGAAAAAGTTGTTGGTTCTATTACTGAATCAAAAGGTAGTATAACAAATGTTGGTGATGCAAATTCATATAGACCAGCTTTAGATGTTAGAACAATCAGAAGAACAACTGACACAATAGCTTTATACATGCCTGATACACTTAATTTTACGCATCAACAAAACTATAGTGATATTAGTTTAGGTGGTGGACTATTTGCTACCGCTGGTGCAGCTTTATCAGCTGTTCAGGGTGCAAGCAGTACCGCAGAAATGGGTAATAAACTTTTAAAAAATGCATCTCCTTTTGTTTTATATGGACTTTCAAGATTAGCAGGTGATATTGGTGCAGCTGCTTTTGCTGGTGGTTTTGGAGCTGTTGCAAATCCACAATTAGAACTTTTATATTCCTCTCCATCTTTAAGGTCTTTTAGATTTGATTTTATGTTTTATCCTCGAACAACAAAAGAAGCAATTGAGGTTCAAAGAATATTAGATAGGTTGCGTTTTCATCAGGCTCCAGAAATATTAGGTTCTCAAAATGTTGGAGGAGTTGGAGGATTTTTCTTGGTGCCACCATCTGAATTTGATATTAAATTTTATTACAATGGCCAAGAAAATCCAAATATACCTGAAATATCAACTTGTGTTTTGACAAGTTTAGATATTGATTATGCTCCAAATGGGTTTTCAACTTATGAAGTCCCCAATCAATCAACACCAACAAAGGGACGAACAGGTATGCCTGTAGCAATAAGATTAAGTATGGAGTTTAAAGAAACCGAAATGCTCACAAAAGCTAACTTTTCAAGAGATGCAGGAAGGTCGTCATCTACGAATGAATCTGATAGAATTCAGGGTGGTGGAGAAAGATAATGGCAAAATTTTTCAAATATTTTCCAAATACTTCTTATACACTTGATGAACTTAATGCAGAAGTAGTAAAAAACATTCTAGTCAAAGTTTCATTTGAAAAAGAATTTAGAGATAATTCAGTATTGTATTATGAATATTTTGTAGGTGAAGGTGATACTCCTGATATTGTTGCACATAAAATTTACGGATCATCTGATTGGCATTGGATAATTTTATTATTAAATGAAATGTTGCACCCACAATTTGATTGGCCACTAGATTCAAAATCAATATTAAAATATATCGATAAGAAGTATCAGTCTCAAGAATATGCAAATAATTCAACTGAAGGTGCTGGAACAACTTGGGCTCAATCAAATACCAAAGAATATTTTTTAATAGAAAAGAAAAAAAATGAAAGATTGGATCAAGAAATATCAATAGAAAAATTTTCTATATCGTCCAATGTTTACGCAAATACAACTACAACAACTTCAAATTATACTTTATCAGATGGCACACCAATTTCGATAGAAACAACAAAAGAATCAATTTCATATTTTAATTATGAAATTGAAAATAATGAAAATAAAAGATCTATAAAAATTTTAAAACCTGATTTTCTTCCTGCTGTTGAAGAAGAACTGCAAAGAATATTGAGATGACAAGTAAGGCTTCAGATTTTGTTATAAAAGAACTTTCTTTAGTTTATAAACAAAAGAAGGTTGATATTTCTGGTATATTTCAAGAATTAAACATTTATGATAGTGTTTTTTTACCTTGCCTTCATGGTACTATTGTAATCGTAGATGCTAAAGCTTTAACAGAAAAATTGTCTTTAGATGGTTCTGAAAGTTTGATCGTAAATATACAAAAAGAAAAATCTGATCGTGAAAATGACCCTTTTGTTTTTCAAAAAGTTTTTAGAGTATTTAAACAATCAAATAGAAAAAATATAAATCAAACATCAGAAGCTTACATTTTACATTTTATTTCTGAAGAATTTATATTATCTGAACAACAAAAAGTTTCTAAATCATTTACAGAAAAATATTCAGAAATAGTAAAGTCTATTTTAGAAGATTATCTTGCTATAAGTATTGATAATGAATTGTTTAAAGGTGGTATGTTTTCTGAATCAATAGGGTTGAAAAAAGTTGTAATACCAAACCTTTCACCAATAGATGCTGTAGAATGGTGTTCTAAAAGAAGTTTGGATGAAAATGAATCTCCGTCATTTGTGTTTTTTGAAAACAATAATGGGTATAATTTTACCACACTTTCTAGGTTGTTATCAGCAAGATCTGTAGCACAATTAAATTTTTTACCAAAAAATATATCTTTATCGAATAATCAACAAACAAATGAACTGTATGGTGTTAAAGAATTTAAAGTTTTAAATCAATACGATTTTTTAGAAAATGTTCAAAATGGTGTATATGCAGGAACTTTTATTGGTTTTGATCCAATAACAAGAACGATAGCAAAAAGACAAATAACTTTTGATGATCACTATTATACTTTAGAACATGGAAATCAAAAACCAAATTTGACTGTTGTTGAAAATAAAAAAGGCCAGTATAATACTGAAATGTATGATGCTAAACAATCAGTTTATGTTTTTGGATACTACCGAAAAGAAAATGATTATATTAATGAGAACGATCCAGAATCTTTAAATTATGTTGATGATCCCTATAAGTATATTTTTCAACGCAAGGCTATTTTCCAAAATCTAATGATGCAACGAGTTCAAGTTTTAGTACCAGGTAATTTTGAATTAACTTCAGGAGTTAATGTAGATCTTTTGGTTCCGAAAAGAAGTGAAGCCATGAGTAACGAAGATTTTTATGATAAGTCTCTATATGGTAAATATTTAATAATTGCATCACATCATTGTATTTCACCTACAAAACATGAAGTGGTTTTTGAAGCTGTTTCTGATTCATCAAATAAAGATGTTGAAGTTATGCAAACAGAACCTATATTAAATGAGGATTATTTCTCATGATTATAACTCAAAATAAAAAAGAATACGGAACTTTCAATCCAAATAATTGGGTTGGAGTTATAGAAAATTCTCACGATGATCTTAAAATTGGAATGTATAAAGTTCGAATTATTGGGTTACATGATCCCGACACGAATAAAGTTCCGATGCAAGATTTACCTTGGGCTCATGCCGTAGTGCCATTATCTCAAGGACATACAACATCTATCGCTAGAGAGGGTGAATGGGTTGTTGGTTATTTTTTAGACCCCGAAACTCTGCAATACCCTGTTATTGTAGGCATTTTACCAGGAATACAATCACATAATGTAGTAAATATAGTAGGCACCAATACTACACGAACTTCTTCAGCACTACCTGGCGCTGTAGGTTTTACACCTCAGTTGACAGAAAAACAAGCTGAAAAAGAACCAGTTCCACCAAATGGTGTTGTGCAGAGAGAAGTTGGCCAACCAACAACTGTAGCACTAGCAAGAGGCGTTATTGCAAATAGTTCTATTGCTTTAACAAATTCAAACTTAGAACATGTTTGTGATTTTAAGAAAAAACTTAGAGCTGATATTGCAATGGCCAAAATGATGACTTATGAATTTGTGCAAAAAATTAGAAATCAAATTAAAGCATTTTTTGCTGGCTTAGCAAGTGGTCCGATGAGTACTGCTGTACAAACAGCAGTTAGACAAATAAAAGAAGTTTTAAAAATTATTAAAAAAGCTGCTGATTTTGCAACTGAGGTCGCCAAAGCAATTTCAGAATTTATTAAATACTGTAATGAAATTCTTGCTTATATTGCAAGTTTACCCGTAAAATTGGCACAACTATTAGCTAAATGTGTTAAAGAATTTACTGATGCTTTATTTGAAACACTATCTTTTGATGATCCAAATGTTCCGTCAGGAACAAAAACTGCTTTTTCAGAAATAAAAACTTTAATAAGTGACGCAACTAAAACAGCAGAATCTATTCAAGGTGCTGTTGGAGCAACCACACAAGCAGTAGCTCAAGCTACTGCCTTAGCATATAACGCTAAATCTTTTGGAAAAATATAATGGCCGTAAATAAACCAGCAGGTAATGATTGGACTGAACCAGAATCAACTTTCAAAGGTGAATACCCTTATGCACACGTAACAGAAACGGAGTCTGGACACCTATTTGCATTAGATGATACCAAAGAGTCTGAGACTGTTAGACTTGCTCATCGAACAGGCACATTTACTGAAATGCAACCTGACGGAACAAGGGTTGATAAAATTGTTGGTGATAGTTACCAAATCATTGCAAAAAATAATCATGTTCTGATAAAAGGTGTATGCAACATTACGATTGAAGGAGATTCTGTTCTTCATGTGATGGGTGATGCAGACATGAAGGTTGATGGTGATGTTTATTCTTTAGTCGAAGGTGATTCAACAACAAAAGTAAAAGGTGATGCGTCTATCTTTGCTGGCGGAGATTTAGATTTATCTGCCGGCGGGCAACTAGGTACTGTAACAATCAATGCGCCAGATGGAATTAATTTGAACGGTGATGTTACAATAAATGGTATGTTAAATGCTGTGAATAGCATTTATTCTGGAGATAATATCCTTGCAGGAAAACAATTATTCTCTTATCTTGGAATACAAACACTTGGAGGAATCAATTCTGGTTTTACTTCAGAATCTCCAGTACCACCTGGTCTAATAACCGCTACTGTTAAAGTCGAAGCTCCAGGAATTGTAGGTTCAGCTTATGTCAGAGATTCGGTTGGAACGATGCAGTTAATAAGAAACATTTATAATATACATAAACACCCCGCACCAAAAGGTCCGACTGGCCCACCATTTCAGAAACAATAAATTATGGCAAATACAATTTTTGGTCGTTTAAATTTTAATTTTGATACTAATAAATTTGGTAGTGGTTTTTACATCAGTCAAAATGCTGCAAATAGTTTGAATACTTTTCCTTCTGATATTACAAGTTGGCAGAAGAAAGAAATTGCAAATGGTAATATCTCTATTTCGAACTACTTTCAAAATCCAGTAAGTTCGATTTCTACAAGCATATCTTCAAATACTACATTAATTCGAAATTTTTGTTTAAATGACACTCTAGTTACTTTTCCATCAAATTTTGCTGAAGCTAAAAATTTAGCAAATACCGCCAATAATCTATTGATTCAAGTATTAGACTTTAAATCACATACTGATAATATGTCGAGGTTGACAGTTGCAACCAGTAATACCGAGGCGGTGGTAGATACTGCTAATATACCAAATTATGATAGTGCAATGTCTCAAGGTCAAGAATTGGTCACCCTTTTATATCAAACTGAATCAGTAAAAAATACGAGTGCTATACTAGGTTGTTTCACAAGTCTTTTCATTAATACGGAACTGACTGCAAATAACTCTGTAGTAGAAAATGGGTATATAACTTTGACGAATTCGTATAATGGAACGACCAGTAATATATCTAATTCGGCTTTGATAACGATTCGAAACAATCTAGAAACCGCTAATACATTGATGTACAACCAGAGGATGTCAGATTGGAATTTCTTTAAAAAACAAAGGCAAATTTTAGACGATTATAATTTTGTTTCAAAGTTCAATACAGTTGGAAATACAGAAAACTTTTTAATTCAAAACTATATCGGTACGACCTTTCTCAAAAATAACCTGGCAAATACGTAATAAATAACCAATGGCTACAGTAACGACAAAAGTAACAAGGCAATTTAAAGACTTAGATCTGGCCTTTAATATACATCCTGTTCGGAAAGACATAAACAAACATGTTGACGAACAGGCGGTCATCAATTCAATAAAAAACATTATTTTGACCAATCATTATGAGAAACCTTTTAATGCTGATTTTGGGTCAAATATTCGTTCTATGTTGTTTGAAAATATTGATGCAATCACCGCCATTAGTCTTGAGAGAGAGATACTTCAAACTATAGAAAACTTTGAACCTAGAGTGAGTGTTTCAAAGGTGATTGCAATACCTGATTTTGATAATAATGGTTATAAAATCCAACTGGAATTTTACATAATAAATTTAACTAATCCAATAACAATTCAATTTTTCCTACAACGAGTAAGATAATGGCAAATCGTTTAATAGTAACAGATTTAGATTTTGATGCAATCAAATCAAATTTAAAAAATTTCTTAAAACAACAATCGGAATTTTCTGATTATGATTTTGAAGGTGCAGGTTTGAATGTATTAATGGATATCTTAGCATATAATACACATTATAATGCATACTACATGAATATGATTGTTAATGAATCATTTTTAGATTCTTCCATTTTGAGAAATTCGGTAATATCTCATGCTAAAAAATATGGTTATACGCCACGATCTGTTAGAGCGCCTGTTGCAAAAATAAATTTCACAATAAATTCTTTAAATTCAACTCCAGCTTCTTTAACTTTGCCAGCCGGTTATTCTTTTTTATCAAATTTAATTGACACAAAATCTTATAGTTTTGTTACTTTGGATGATGTGACAGTTACTAAAACAGCAAATAATTTTGTGTTTTCAAATTTATCGATTTATGAAGGAAAGTTAAATTCATATACATTTACACATACTCAATCTTCAAATCCTAAACAAATTTTTACTATTCCCGATTTGAATATTGATACAACAACTTTAAAAGTTACAGTAAAACAATCAACATCAAATACTTCTTATGTTGTTTATTCTTTAAATTCTGATGCTTTATCGGTTACAAGTACCTCAGAAGTATATTACTTGCAAGAAAGTCAAGACGGAAAATATCAAATTTATTTTGGAGATGGTATTTTAGGTAAAAAAATTCCTGATGGAGGAGTTGTTACTGTATCATATCTTGTTACTAACGCTGACGCAGCTAATAAAGCAAATAACTTTATAGCAACTTCAACGGTAGGAGGGTATTCTAATTTTACTGTCAGTTCAATAAACGCAGCTTCTGGAGGCTCTCAACGAGAAACAGTAGATCAAATAAAATTTGCAGCTCCTTTACAATTTACTTCACAAAATCGAGCAGTAACAAAAAACGATTATATTAAATTAATTCAACAAAAATATCCACAATTTGAAGCTGTTACAGTTTGGGGTGGTGAAGAAAATGATCCACCAGTTTATGGTAAAGTTTTTATTGCCGCAAAACCTCGTTTAGGTTTTGAAATAACTGAAGCACAAAAAGAATTTGTAAAAGAAGAAATTATAAAACCAATTAGTATATTAACTGTAACTCCTGAGATTGTAGATGTTGATTATAATTATTTAAAACTTGTATCAAAAGTTTATTATGATCCAACAAAAACAATAAGTAATGTAAACAATTTAAAAACATCCGTTCAAACAAAAATAGAAAATTTCTGTCAAGATAATTTAAATACTTTTAATTCTATTTTTAAATCATCTTTATTAAAAACAGAAATTGATAATTTAGATGCTTCAATAGTATCAAATGAATTAAAATTATTTGTTACTAAAAAATTTAGACCTGATTTAACAAACACAAATAGTTATGTTTTAGACTTTGGTGTTGCACTCGACAAAGGTACAACTGTTGATAACTTATATTCAAATCCAGAATTTACA